AGTACTTGCAATCATCATAGGATAGTTTCTAGGTGTTGTGGTCGCAAACTAGACGTTTCCTTAGACATTCAAGAGACGACTCCTCCGCCACCAAAAATTGAAAGTCCTCCGCAGATAGCAATTGTTGAAAACCCACCAAAATAGGATATTGTTGATTAAAATCAGCTCGTATTGATTTTAGTAATTCAGTTACTTGGTCCATTCTAAGGAAACGATTGACATACGACCATGCTTCTGAACCTTTCATCTGTGGAGGATATGAATTCTGTTGAACAAAGTGCGTTAACCAACGTTCTATCCACAGTAATTGATGTGTATCACATACTCTATCTACAAAATGTTTTGCATCAGATTTTGTTATAACTGGTTTTATAGGTTTAAATCTTTCAAGAGGCTCGTCCCTTAGATTTTCTGTTTCTTTCTCTTCTTTCACTTTTTTCTGATGTTGTTTTAAAGGACTTCCATAGTTCATTTCTATATATATTAGTAGATATAAATGAGCTTGTTTGAAGCGAAGAAATACCCATTATCCGATAAAGATATACGAGATCTTCTAGGGAATAATATTAAAATTATTACTTACCCTATGTTAAAAAATTATAGTTCAATTGATCAATGCTTTGATAACGAGGGACGTTGTATATTATTATTCCTGACAAGCTCACCAACTTCGGGACATTGGTGTTGTATGTTAAGAAAGAAAAATGAAATAGAATTCTTTGACCCTTACGGTATAAAACCCGAAGGACAAAAGGATTATATTGATAAGTCTATGCTAGAAAAACTAGGAGAAACAAAGCCCGACCTTATGAAATTACTAGTAGGTTCTGATCTTCCAGTTGTATATAATACATTTCCATTTCAAAATGACTCTGCTGATGTTTCAACATGTGGAAGACACTGTATTGTAAGATGTATGTATGCTCCTTATTCACTAGGAAAATATAAGACAATCATAAAAAGTTCTGGATTAAATCCCGACAATTTTGTTACTGGCTTAACGTATAGAAAATTAGGGAAATAATCTATCACTTATATATAGAACAATGGCTTTTGCGACTGGTAAAGGAGCTAAATATCTAGATGATTATGTCTACCATAATACACTAATCATAGACGGTAATCAAATGGATAATGGCTTTGATGGTACAGCAAATTATAATGAAACAAGAGATGCCCCTATTATTAAAAATGCCTCTAAATACCGCATGTCTGTTATCCGTGCTACTATGAATGGTTTAGGGCGTGGTCTACCTATGTTTATACCACAAATTAATTTAACAAGTACAAATGACAATAATGACCCAAATCAAACTGCTTATGCATTGGCTTTTTCATTTCAAGGAATTTATACAAATGCTTCAAATGTACGTACATTTCCTATTTCTGCGCAACCACCCGTGCGTTATGTACAATTCGTACCCGAAAATAGCTATTATCTTCCTGGAAAGATCCCCAGTATTGTCCCTGCTCCTATAAAAAATCAAGTACCTATTCCTTTTATTATTGGAACTGCTTACAGTGTTGGAGAACAAGTATCATACAATGGCTGGGTGTGGACTGCTAATAGAACTGTTGCAGCGAATGAGAACTGTCCTACATATACTAATCCTGGTGCTGGTACAACTCCAGCTTTTACACAATCTTATCAAACACCTACACCACCCGTATGGAATGCAACTACTGTATACGTTTCCGGTCAATCTGTAACATATAATAATTATGTATGGCTTGTAAATATTGGTGAACAAAGCACTGCTGGATCTGCTCCGAATTCAACAATATCAGATCCTACTGGTGGACCGACAGTATGGACTCGTTGTTATTATATTTCTATCTGGACTGCTACAACTTATTCACAATTTCAATCTGTAGTTTATGGAAATAATACATGGGTTGTAAATAAAGGATATACATCATCAACAAGTCCCCCCGCACTTTCAAATACTTGGCTTGTTGTTACTACACCTACACAACCTTCAGTATGGGATCCAACTATAACGTATACTGCTGCATTTAATGTTGTTTATAATGGTACATGGTGGATAGTAAAAACTGGACAATCAAGTACAGCGGGTGTACCTCCTTCTACTGCGAACAGTGTTGTATGGACTGTAGTTTCTACTTATAGTGGAAAAATTCCGTCATTTCCTTCTCCTATTCAATCACAAGATCCAGATAATCCTATTTTTAATAATGAACCTTGTATTTTTGACTTAGGAAATCCTTATTATTGGGTATCTTCTTTACAATATTGGATTAATCTAGTCAATTTAACAATTTATAATCCGACCGATGATCTAATTAATTTAAATACTGGTGGTTATCTAGCAAATCCTTTTTCATGTTGTTGGGGAGATTTATACTGGGAAATGTATCTTTCTGCAGCAGTTAGAAGTGCAACAGATTTAGATGGGTTTATAGATTTTACTACACAGTACCCGAATCTTATATCATTTGTAAACCAATTTGCTCCTCCTCAGTTTATTTATGATGAAACTACAAATACATTTTCATTTTTTGGAGATGTAACATGCTTTGGAAATCTTACTGGAACACCTTATGGAGTATCAAGTGGTACAGTAAATAGAAATCCATTCCTAGACTCTACTGAAGGTAATCAAGTTGCTCAAACTGGATTTAGTAGTGCTGTTGTTCGTCCCTTTTTTAACACGAATATGTATGGTTTATTTGCAAATTTTCCGGTTCATAACTGGGGTTCACAAACAGATGTTGGTGCAATATTTCCTTCAATAGATCTTCCGAACAGACTATATCTTACAGATGGTAGTACAACTACAATTGGACCCGAAGATTGCCCCCCTGGATACGCATACGAAGTTCTTTTTATCAATCAATTTGTGCAAAATATAGCTGATTATCGTATACCTCCGCAGAGTGGCGTGAGTCCTCTTGGGTATGTTGGACCTTCTTTTGCTGGTGTATACTGGGTATGCAAACAAGATTTTCCTAGTGTAGATTCATTATGGTCGCCGATTGATGGTCTATTTTTAACTTCTACACTAATCCCGGTACGCAGAGAAGCTATGTCTAAGCCTATAAATGTTGGTGAAAGTGATCTTGGATATTCATCAACTATAAGTCCTAGTAGCTTTGAACCAATTGTATTTGATCTATCGCTAGATTTATCCGAACTAGGTTGTCAACAATACAGACGTTTCGCAAATTTTACTCCTAATGCTGAATTTCGTTTATCCGATCTTGGAAATTCAAATGAAGAAATCCATTCAATTGATATCAAAATTTGGTGGCGTTGCCGTCTAAATGGTAAACTATACCCCGTCAACATGTTCAATTTATCTTCCGTCAGTGTAAAGTTTATGTTTAAGAATAAAGAAATAGTAAATTAATATTTTCTGAAAAAAAATAGTAAGATATAGTATAAACGTAGATGTCATCCGATATTGTTAAGGAAAAAGTCTACGACTCTCGTGTGTACCAACACCCCGCTAAGTTTGAAGTTACGCAAGGAGGACTCTCAGTTTCAACGACCCCTTTCAGTGCAGTAGGTTTAAGTGCATCTCAACAAGTTTTTAACATATATTCACCTTCCGAAAACGTATATATTGATCGTGGTATTGAATGGTCTTCTACGATGTTCTTAAAATTCACTGTAACAAATACAGTTGCTATTACGGCTGGAAATCCTCTATGCACATACGGACAAGATATTGCCCTTTGTGCTTTCCCTCTTAACAGTGCTGTAACAGTTATGCAAGCCACTATCAACGACGTAACGGTATCTATCAATTCATCCGATGTACTCAAAGCCATCTTACGTCTAACGGATTACAAGAAGAATCGCACTCAACGCACATGCCCTACTATGTTAGATCGTTACGTCTTTTATGGAGATGGTTCTGGTCTTAATGCAGCTGGAGTAATGACAAATTCTATAAATAATCCTACTAACAGTTTTGCGTCTGCTACGGATTATAGTGAAGATCCTAACGGAGCTTTCTTAGGTTTCCAATGGACTGATTCGGCTGGTGTTGTACTACCTATTGGCCCCCCTGCAACTTATACTGGTGGTGGTGCCGCACTCAGTACGGCTAACGCCGCTGTAAATATTGGTGGTGTACCTTGTGCCTCTACGGGCAATATGGCTGCTGGACAGACAACCACTCTTTACTGCAAGTTCACGTCTACTGAAAAGTTAGTACTCAGCCCTTTTACATTCTCTGATTCACACGAATGGGATGTAGGTCTAAGTGGAATTAACAACATTGCCTTAGTTTGCAACATGGGTTCCCCCTCTCGTTTAATCCGTAACAATCCTACAGTAAGAGGAATTGTAGTAAATAGTTCTAGTATTGATTACAATGCGAGTGCTGGTAATGGTGGTGTATCTGATGCCCAACTTAACGTAACGTTCATCACGCCCCCTCTATCGCTAGAACTACCCAGCAAGAACATTGTACCTTTCACTGACTTCCCTCGTTACATTTCTCAGAATGTTCAAAATGTTGGACCCGGTGCTACCGTGCAGTTGCAATCTCCCACGATAACCCTCCCAATGATACCCGATGCGTTAATCATTTTTGCTAAAGTTGCTTCATATTCTGCTCAAGAAGGAGATTGGGTATTTCCTCTTGCGAATCGTTTTAACAGTCTAACGAAGACTCCTATTCAAGTTCAATTTGATAACTACTCTGGCCTCCTTTCGTCATGGACGACAGAGGAAATTTTTGCTGCATCCGTAAGAAACGGATTAGATGTTGACTGGAATACTTTTAGTGGTGTAGCTGCGTCAAGTCTAAATTCGGCGAATGCTAGTACTATAACACAAGGCCCTACTTTTGCTTATACTGGTGCTTCAAATGCTGGTGGTGGTTATTATTCAGCAGTACCTAGTGGTGGTACTGGTCAAGCGGTAAGCAGTAATTATGCTGGAAGTGTGCTAGGAGCTGGTAAAGTTGCTCTAGCTGGCGCACCTATAGTACTAAAATTCGGCCAAGATATCGCTCTTTCAACGGGCCAAGCCCCCAGTTTAGTAGGCAACTTTACCTTACAATTAAATATGACAATTTACAATCCTACAAATGCTACACTACCCGTATCTCTTTTTATCGTCACGGCCAACAGTGGTTTCGTAGAATCTATACGTGGATCAACTCGTGTATTACGTGGATTACTATCTGAACAAGATGTAATCTCTGCACCCGTTGCGGATGCTGCTGATGCGTCAACAATGGCTCGTTATGTAGGCAATGGTTTCTTAAAGAAGCTTGCTAACCGCGCGATGAAGGCTGTAAGCAGTGTTGCGAAACATGCTCCCGCTGCTATCAATGCAGTACGTGGTGTAGCCCAAAGAGCCAATGAAGTATACCAGAAGACAAAGCCCCAAATCTCTGCTCTAAAAGCTCAACTACCCCCTAACGCTGCTCAAGCACTAAGCCGTCTAGGTTATGGTATGCAACACGATCGTTATATGTAATCCACAGTATTAGTAGATGGATAACATAGAAACTATAAAAATAGAAATAGATCTTAAATATAAGAGAATAATAATTCATGAATATTTCTTTGAGAAAAAGAAACATTCACATAGCTTATATGAAGATTGTAAGGATTGTTATAATTGGGATACATTACTAAAAATGAACGTAAACAATTTTATTCTCCCGACATTATTACGTTAAAACATCAAATATATAATATCAAGTAATAATATAAGAGATGTCAGCCACGAAATTCGTCATGGAACCTATCGCCACTCCTACATTCTCAACTGCTTCCGGCCCATTAAACATTTCTACGAATCCTTCAGTTGTTGAAAGTTCTACTCTACTTTCTGAAGAAGCAAAATTTGTATTTGATATAATGAAGGGCAACCCTCCTTCTTCAAAAGATGATGCCTTTGAAATATACCATCAAATGACTATGATGTTTGGTACATGGGTTGTATCTAAACTTTCAGTAGTTGAACAGAAGTCTGTACTAGGTTCTTTGTGGGTAGAGAAGAAGGTTGAAGAAGTTTCTGCAGAATAATTGACATTTTTACATAGTTTTACTATATTTTTACAATTAATTATCTAATTGTAATAATATAATGATTACGAACGTATAAATATTGGGAAAAATAACGTTATTTTTCCCAATATTTATCTGTTTGTAATCAAAAATGATTACTTTTAGATGAAATTATGTATTTATATGGAGGTAAAAATGTCTAAATCACCCTAATAACTGTTATTACCACAAATAATCTACTTGTCCGGCGTAAAAATTGATTATTATTTTGTAAACAAATAGTATAATGGCTTTCCGTGTTACAGAATCAATGATTCAAATCGGTCGTGATCTCATGGAGAAGAAAAAAGTAACCGAATCAACTGCAACTGCTTATGTAAAAGTTCTCTATATGTTAAACGACAAAATAGCGTTTAAGAATCTAGTATTACTTAAGAAGACTGATGATATTGTAAATAAGATTGCTTCTTATGCAGATAATACACAAAAGTCTATCTATACTGCGGTTACATCTGTACTATCTATGTTTAAGGATAAGCCGACATACAAAAAGGTTTATAACTTTTATTACGAAAAGATGATGGGTAAAGCAAAAGATATTCGTGATAATAATAATCCTTCTGAAAAGACTGAGAAGCAGCAAGAAGCATGGTTATCATGGGCTGAAGTACAAAACAAGAAGGCTACGATGAAAGCTGAAATTCTAAAGTTCTGTGATAATAAGAATGTATCACCCGAACAATTTTCTTCTATACTCGCTTATCTTGTTCTATGTATATATTCAGATATT